CGTAGTCAATATATTAAAGTAAAACCTTGGTTGGACTTAACTGATGAAGATATCTATATGATAAGACTAAGCAAAGTGATTACAATGACTGAAAGTAAAAATGAAAAATTGATTGCTATATACGATAATTTTATTGACGAAGAAATTAAAGGTGAACCCGTTACAAAATATCAAGGATCAGGAAAAATTCAACCTGACTCTAAAATGGGTTACATCTCAAATGTAAAAGATGCCCGAAAAAAACTAGAGGCTGATTATAATCTTAAGGAAGATTCGAAAGAGAGCTAATCTGTCCCTTCGAACCTCTACAAAGGTTATTGTACATACTTTTGACCACCTTGTCAAGAGCTTGACTTTGTGTTATAATAAATCTAACCGTAACAAGGAGTACCAATGTAATGCCTAGAAAAAAGACGGAACACTATGTAAACAACAAAGAGTTGCTAGAAGCAATGATCGTTTATAGAGGTAAAGTTGCTATAGCAAGAGAAAAATTTATTAAGAAGCATAAGCAAGATCCCCCTAAATCAGGCCCATGGGAAGGTAAACCACCTATTCCAAACTATTTGGGTGAGTGTTTTTTAAAGATAGCAACACACCTTTCATATAAACCAAACTTTGTAAACTACATGTTTCGTGAGGACATGATATCAGATGGAATCGAAAATTGCGTTCAGTACATACATAACTTTGATCCTGAGAAATCCAAAAATCCTTTTGCTTACTTTACGCAGATTATACATTATGCGTTTCTCAGAAGAATTCAAAAAGAGAAAAAACAATTAGATATTAAAACAAAGATCATTGAAAAAACTGGATTTGATGAAGTTATGATGGTAGATGATACTGCTCTTACAGGTAGTAGTTCTGATTATAATTCAATTAAAGACCAGATACAATATAGAAATAGATGAAGGTTGCCATTATAACAGATACTCATTACGGGGCTAGAAAGGGTTCTAAGCACCTTCATGATTATTTTGAACTATTTTATAATAACATATTCTTTCCTGCCTTAGAAGAGCATCAGATAACCACTGTGGTTCATATGGGTGATATTTTCGATAGCCGTAAAGCAATTGATCTACAGAGTCTTGAGTGGGCAAAGAGAGTTGTATTTGAACCTTTAAAAAAATATAAGGTTCATCTTGCAATAGGTAATCATGATTGTTATTATAAGAATACTAATAATGTAAACTCTCCACAACTATTACTAAAAAGTTATCCTAATATAAAAACTTACTCTGAACCAATAGAAATTAAGTTGGATAAATTAAAGGTATTGTTTTTACCTTGGATCAATTCTGAGAATTTTAATGCAGCATCTGAATTAATAAAATCAACTAAAGCAAAGATTGCTATGGGTCATCTTGAATTAAATGGATTCAGAGCAACTCGTGGCCATCTTATGGAAACTGGTATGGATATTGATATATTCAATAAGTTTGAAAAGGTATTTTCTGGACATTTCCATACTCGTTCTAATGATGGAAAGATATTTTATTTGGGTAATCCATATGAGATGTTCTGGAATGATGTAAATGATCCTAGAGGATTTACTATATTTGATACGGAAACCCTCACTCATACTCCAGTTAACAATCCATATAAATTATTCTATAATATCTACTACGAAGATACTAATTATAAGTTATTTGATGCTAGAGAATATGAAAACAAAATCGTAAAGGTAATTGTTCGTCACAAATCTAGTGTAAAAGACTTTGAAAAATTTATTGATAAGTTGTACCAGGTCGGGGTTCAAGACTTAAAAATTGTTGAGAATTTTGATATTCACGAAAATGCAGACTTTGATGTTGATGAAGATGAGAATACTCTTTCTATTCTAAGTCGTTATATTGATGAATCTGAATTTGAATATGATAAGAATATCATTAAAGATATTTTCCAGAATCTTTATAGACAAGCTTGCGAGGTAGAGTAATGTGGTTACTCACAATTAAAGACAAACAAACTGAAGGTGCCTATGCTGTTCCAGATGAGTATGGGGATAAAGTTTTGTTTTTGTTTGAGCAAGAGGATGATGCTGAAAGATATGCTATGATGATTAATGAGCAAGATGCTAAACGTCAAATGGATATTATAGAAGTTGAAGACGAACTTGCATTAAAGACGTGTAGGATGTATAATTACAAATATGCAGTGATTACACCTGATGATATTGTGATTCCACCTAAGAATGATAACGTTTAAGAACTTAAAGTATAGAAATTTTCTAAGTTCTGGACAACACTGGACTGATATAAATTTCCAAGAATATAATACTAATTTGGTTATAGGAACAAATGGTTCTGGGAAATCCACTATGTTGGATGCCCTGACCTTTGCTTTGTTTAATAAACCATTTCGTAAAATTAATAAATCACAACTTATTAATACTACTAATGAAAAAGATACTCTTGTAGAGGTAGAGTTTTCTGTGAACAGTAGAGATTATCTGGTTCGTCGTGGTATCAAACCAAATATATTTGATATAGAAGTTAATGGAGAAGCACTTCATAGACAGGCTGATGATAGAAGTAATCAAAAAATATTAGAAGAAAATATTCTTAAGGTAAATTATAAATCATTCACACAAATTGTTATACTAGGAAGTAGTACATTTGTTCCCTTTATGCAGTTAACAGGGAGTAATCGTAGAGAGGTTATTGAAGACTTACTTGATATTCGTATATTCTCTACTATGAATGCTCTCATGAGAGATAAAATGCGTGTTCAAAGAGAGGGATTGAAGACTCTTTCTTTACGTAAGGATAATATTCAAGACAAAATGGTCATGCAGAAGAACTTTATGGCTGAACTTGATGCTCAACGTCAGACAGGAATAAAAGCAAGTAATAAAAAAATTAAAGAATATACATTAGAAGTAGATAATCTTTTAAAAAGTAATGAAACTAAAACAGTTGATGTATCTAAACTTATAAAAGAACAGGAAAACGTAACAGGAGCAGGTAAAAAGTTAAAGAAATTAAACACACTTAAAGGTAAATTATCTAATAAAGTAACAACTATTACAAAAGAACATAAGTTTTTCAGTGATAATACGGTTTGTCCTACCTGCACTCAATCTATTAATGAAGAGTTCCGTATAGATAGGATTAATGATGCTCAATCTAAAGCAAAAGAGTTGCAATCTGGTTATAAAGAACTGGAAAATGCAATCCAAAAAGAAGAGGAAAGAGAACATCAGTTTACTCAATTATCACAGGAGATTTCTACACTCAACAATGACATTTCTCAAAACAATACTAAGATTTCTGGATTCCAACGACAGATCAGAGATCTGGAATCTGAAATTCAAACAATTACCGATCAATTACAGAACAGAAATACTGAACATGAGAAACTAGCAGAGTTTAAAGCAAATCTCAAAGATACTATTGATGAGCTTTCTGATCAACGAGAGCAATTAAACCATTATGACTTCGCATATTCCCTTCTAAAAGATGATGGAGTCAAAACTAAAATAATTAAAAAATACATTCCAGTAATCAATCAACAGGTAAATCGTTATTTACAGTTGATGGATTTTTATATCAATTTTCATTTGGATGAAGAATTTAATGAAACGGTCAAGTCACCTATTCATGAAGATTTTTCATATGCTTCTTTTAGTGAAGGAGAAAAGATGAGGATTGACCTAGCATTACTTTTTACATGGAGAGAAGTTGCTAGAATAAAAAATTCAGTAAATACTAATCTATTAATAATGGATGAAGTATTTGATTCATCTCTTGATGGATTTGGAACAGAAGAATTTTTAAAAATTATAAAGTTCGTAATTAAAGATGCAAACATCTTTGTTATATCACATAAATCAGATTTACATGATAAGTTTGATAACGTAATTAAATTTGATAAAGTAAAAGGATTTAGTAGAATAGTATGAGAGTAATGATTGTCGGTCATGGGTATGTTGGTTCTGCCGTGGCATCTATATTTGAGGATCATGAGAAAGTAATTATTGATCCTAAATTTAATGATAATAAAATCTCTGACTATGCAGAAGATTCATTTATGGCCGTATTTGTTTGTGTTGATACTCCTAAGGGAAGTAACACAACAGTTCTTAATCAGGTCTTAGGTGAATTGAATACTCATATTGGTGGTGCTACTCCCGTGTGCTGTAAGTCAACTTCTACACCTGAGTTTTATGGATGGGCAGAAAAAGAATATACTAATATAAAAGTCCTTCATAGTCCAGAGTATTTAAGTTCAAATAATAATATTGAAAAGTTTCAGAAACAGACATTCTGTATTGTTGGTGGAGATCCTACTGCTGCTAGAATGGTTACAGCAATTTTCTGTACAAGATTAAAACATCTTAAAGGTAAGAACACTCATATAACTGATATTAAGACAGCAGCACTGGTAAAATATTCAGAAAATTTCTTCTTAGGTATGAAGGTTTCCTATTTCAACGAGCTATATGAGATACATAAGAGGATGGGCTGTGAGTCTTCCTTTGATGAATTTCGTGCTTTATCAGGTGCCGATCCAAGAATTGGCACATCACACACCCAAGTTCCAGGATGGGATGGTAGCTTTGGCTGGGGTGGACATTGCCTTGATAAAGATAACTATGAATTTATGAAATTCTCGGAAAGTCCATTGGTTGAATTTATTTGGAACCTCAACAACACTCACAGGAAAAAGGAAAATGAAAGTACCTAATTGGCAACATCACTCTAAGAAAGAGAAAAAACGAACACTGAAACCACAGGCCTTACGTAGTGCTAGGGCCAGAAGGAGCCAGTTGATAAAGTGTCTACTTAACCCCACCAAGCGTGGGGTTTCGTCTTATAATGTGTACATAATCAAAGAAACACATGCAGATCAATCACGAAATAAAATCCCAACTTGCTAAACTTCTTGCAACAGAAGACTTGATTGTTGAAAATAAGAAAGTAGAAACAGCACAATTTGACGTACACAATCGTGTCTTAACTCTTCCTCAATGGGAGAAAGCAAGCAATAATGTTTATGATGCACTAGTATCACATGAGGTGGGTCATGCATTATACACACCTGATCGTGAATGGTTTAAGGAAGTACAAATTCCTCAGCAGTATGTGAATGTATGTGAGGATGTAAGAATTGAGAAGTTAATGAAGAGAAGATATGCAGGTCTTACTAAGACATTCTTTACAGGTTATCATGAACTTAGTGATGATGATTTCTTTAACTTAGCAGATGAAGATGTAGATGCAATGGGTCTTGCTGATAGAATTAATATTGATGCTAAGATTGGTCACTGGAATGATGTACATTTTACACAAAAAGAAAAAGAAATACGTTCTTTAATTCATAATACAGAAACATTTGATGATGTACTAAAAGTATCTCAGATTCTTTTCGATTACTGTAAAGCAGAAATGGAAGAACTTCAAAAGTTAAATGAAGAACTAGCAAAAGTAAATATGGAAATGGAAGGTAGTGGTAATAATAATATGGAAGATACAGAAGCTTCTGATAGTCCAGAAGAAGATGTTGAAGATGATAAAACAGATGCTAGTAAAGATAGTCCAGATCAACCTACTCAGGGTCAAACAACTTCAACAGCACCACAAGGTGGAGCAGAAAACGATCCAACTCCACAAGTAAAAACTGTTGAGTCTTTAGAAAATTCTCTTAAAGAACTTAATAGTCTTGAGTCTAGTGAGACTGAATATTTTGAAATACCAAAAATAAAGTTAGAGAATCTTATCATTCCTAACGATGTTCTCGATAAAATGATTGTAGAAGATTTTGCTGAACAGCAACAGAAGTGGGAAGAGGAGAATGTATTTGATCCAAATTCAATGTTCTGTAAACCAAGAAATCTATTTGATAGTCCAGATGTTGATTTTGTTAAGTTTAAAAAATCTGCTCAGAAAGAAGTCAACTATCTTGTAAAAGAGTTTGAGTGTAAGAAATCTGCTTCAGCATATGCTAGAGCAGCTACTTCTCGCACTGGTGTTCTTAATACAGCAAAACTCCATACTTATAAATTCAACGAAGATTTATTTAAGAAAGTTACAGTTCTTCCTGATGGTAAAAATCATGGTCTTGTATTCATTCTTGATTGGTCTGGTTCAATGAGTCCTTACATGTTGGATACTATTAAGCAGTTATACAATCTAATATGGTTTTGTAATAAAATTAAGATTCCTTTTGAGGTTTATGCATTCACAAATTGTTTTCCTAGAACATTAATTGCTAGGGATGTTGCTGCTGATAGAAAAGCAGGCCAAGCATATATTGAAGAGTCATTTTCTTTGATGAATATTCTAACCAGTAGAGTAAGAGGAAAGCATTTAGAAAGACAGATGAGAAATATATTTCGCACTGTAATGGCTTTTGATAATCGTAGATGGTGTGTTTATAGACATCCTCTAGGAATGAGTCTATCAGGTACTCCATTGAATGAAACTATCTGTGCACTTCATGAAATTCTTCCAAAATTTCAGAAGGAGAATAAACTAGAGAAAGTGCAGTGTGTAATTCTAACTGATGGTGAAGGACATCCTTTAAGATATAATAAAGAGTTCAATAGACATTGGGAAGAAGAACCATATCTAGGAACAAATAACATAGGATCTAATTCTGTTTTACGTAATCGTAGAACTGGTAGAACATATGATTGTAGTAGAGCACATGGTTACTGTGGATTAACTGATATCTTACTTGAAGATCTTAGACATTCATTCCCTTCTATAAATCTGATTGGTATTCGTCTTTTAGATGGTAGAGATGCAGGTTATTTTGTT